ACATTCGTTACCGGCAACTCAATATTGCTAAATGCAACTGCGCAATCGTCATCATCCTTTAATCAGTACACCATTACTGTTGGGGCAGATACATCAGCAGCCGGCTTTGTAGCAGCAATATTGGCTAAAAACATTCCGTTTGTTACTGCGACATACAACGCTACAAGCAACACAATTACTATTACACACACAGCTGGCGGACAAATCCAAATTCAAAATGCCTCTGGCAACACTGGTACTCAACCATTGACTTCAGCTGGCTTTGTGAGTGGACAAGGTACTGGCTTTATAATTGGTTCAGCTACCGGTTATGTGTATATCAGTAACTTTACACCAGAAACACAAAACATTGTTTATTCTAAGACACAACCACAAGGAAATCCTGCAACAGGAACCTACTGGTACTACAGTAATCCAGCCGACATTGACATCATGATCAACTACAACGGCACATGGCACGGTTACCAAAATGTAACACAAGATATTCGTGGATACAACCTAAGCCAAACCAGTCCAGGCGGCGTTATTATAACACCAAACACTGCACCAACAAGTCAAAGTGATGGTACAGCATTAGTGAAAGGTGATCTATGGTTAGACAGTGGCAACTTGATCAACTTCCCAAGACTATATCGCTATACAGGAACTGCATGGGTAGCAATTGACAATACTGATCATGTAAGCAACAACGGTATTATTTTTGCAGATGCACGTTGGGATTCAACTGGAACAACAGATCCAATCAGCGGAACTTTACCATCTATTACAACATTGTTAACAAGTAACTATGTTGATCAAGACGTTCCAGATCCTAGACTATATCCACGCGGAACATTGTTGTTCAACACACGCCGTAGCGGATTTAATGTCAAGAAGTTTGTGGCCAACTATTTCAATAGCACCAGTTTCCCATCACCTGGCACAACGCCAGGAACTGCTGGCACATTACCATCTATTGCAAATGCTTGGGTGAGTGCAAGTGGCAACAACGAGCAAGGTGTTATGTACGGTGGAAGTGCTGCTCAACGTGCACTGATTGTAGATGCAATGGAATCTGCAATCAGCAGCAACACAGATATACTAGAACAGATATATCAGTTCAATCTGATTACTGCTCCTAATTATCCTGAGCTGATCCCAGACATGATAACACTAAACAGCAATCGTGGTGATACTGCGTTTGTTATTGGTGATACCCCAATGACATTGACACCAACATCAACAGTGTTGACCGCTTGGAGTAATAACACCAATGGTACAGGACTATCAACTGCAAGTCCATATTTGGCAGTGTACTATCCTGCTGGATTGACAAATGACCTAGCCGGGAATCAAATTGTTATGCCAGCCAGCCACGCGGCTCTGTACACATATTTGTACAATGACCAAGTGAGTCATCCATGGTTTGCCCCAGCCGGAACACATCGTGGACTGGTAAGCACATTCAGTGACATTGGTTATCTTGACGCAAACAGCGGATCATTTATTCATAACGGTATCAACCAAGGCCTACGTGATTTACTATCTAGCATCAACATCAACCCAATTACAAACCTACCAGGTGTGGGATTGGTAATTTGGGGCCAAGAAACACGCAGTGGCGATACCAGCTCACGTAATCGTGTAAACGTTGTTCGTTTAGAAAACTATCTAAGAACCATATTGGCAACTATTGCTAATGGATTCTTGTTTGAACCAAACGACACTATTACAAGAAAAACAATTGCGACTCAAATTGAAAGCGCATTGAATAACTTGGTGGCACAACGTGGTATATACGACTATTTGGTAATTTGTGATACAAGCAACAATACTCCAAGCACTATTGCAAACAACCAACTTTATGTTGATGTTGCAATTGAGCCAGTGAAAGATGTTGAGTATATCTACATACCGATTGCTTTATATAATCCAGGAACAATCGCAGCATTAGGTAAGACTTCAACCTAAAGAATTGGATAAATAAGAATATAGGAGAATAATATGGCAATCGCATCGTTGAGTAAGTTTACAGTACCGCTATCAACAAACCAGAGTGCAAGCTCGCAGGGTTTGTTGATGCCCAAGTTGAAGTATCGCTTCCGTGCGACATTCATCAACTTTGGCGTAACCAGTCCAACTACTGAATTAACCAAACAAGTGGTTGATATCAAGCGTCCCAACGTAAATTTTAACCCAATTACTATTGACGTTTATAACAGTAAAGTTCATTTACAAGGCAAACCTGAGTGGCAAGACACCACAATCAATGTACGTGACGACACCACAGGTCAAGTCAGTCAATTGGTTGGTGAGCAAATTCAGAAACAATTTGACTTCCTAGAGCAAGCCAGTGCTCCAAGCGGTATTGATTATAAATTCTCTGTGGTTTATGACATACTGGATGGTGGTAATGGAAACACAACTCCTAGCATTCTTGAAAGTTGGGAATTGGATGGTTGCTTCTTGAGCCAAGTTGACTATGGTGACATGGCGTACAACAGCAGTGACCCAGTTCAAATTGCACTAACAATCAAGTTTGACAATGCAATTCAAACATTTGGCGGCGGTGTTGGTACAACAGTAACTACACAGACTCCAGGTCTAACTATAACAGGTTAATAGACCCTCACACGATTAACCCGGTTTTGACCGGGTTTTTTATTGACTAAATATTACTATGAGTATTAATAGATATCTGCGACCCAGTCGCACCGTAAACATTTTAGATAACGACACTGAAGGCACTGTGATTCTGCGCGACTACACACACGCCAAAAAGATCTTTATCGACAACGACTACAAACTGAGTCCAAAATATAATTTTTTATTCTATGTAGAATTTGATCTTAATCCTGCGGTATCTAATGTGAGTACTCTCAGCGCCCAACAAATGGGCATGATAGTTAAAAGCGTCAACTTACCAAAATTCACTATAGGCGTCAAAGAACACAATGCCTATAACCGTAAAAATTATGTGCAGAACAACATCAAGTATGATCCTGTTACTATAAAATTTCACGATGACCAGTCTGACCTAATTAGAAATTTTTGGTACGACTACTACAGTTACTATTATCGTGATCCTGATTATGCAGATGCCACATATCAAATACCCACCAAATACAACACACGTGCCACATTCAATTGGGGATACACACCTAGAGCCAATCCCGGAGCCGCAGGCGCTTCCAGTGACAATTTCCAAGAGTATCAATACATACAAGCAATACGTATCTATAGTTTGTATCAAAAGTATTTTAGTGAATACGAACTAGTCAATCCCATAATCACCAGTTTCAAACACGGCGAGCATGTGAATGGTGAAGGCGGTTTACTTGAACACGACATGACTTTGCAATTTGAAACAGTAAAGTACTTGACCGGATACACAACACCGAACACAGTTGGCGGATACACAACACTGAATTATGATACATCGCCAAGTGTTATTAGCCCCTATGCCGGAGTAAACTTGATTGACAACGGACAAGGCGGTGCCACCAATGTGCCCAGTACCATTACTGATTTGGCCACTAGTGGAGTAGGTATAAATCCCGCTGGAGCCATACAGGCAACTGCTGCTGCCCAAGCAGATCTCAGTATATATGCAACTGGACCAGCAGGCGGCATGGCCACTGCTACCACAGTAAACGCCAGTGCCAGTGTCAACGGTGGCGGCTTGAGTCTTCCAGGATTTACAAGTTTTGCACAGTCATCAGCAGCATTCCAACTTGGCGCCAAGTACGGTTTACCTCCAAGTCAAAATGCACAATTGGCATTGAGCAGTATTGTAAACAACGCACAAACACAAATTGTAAATGGTGTAATCAAAGGTATTGCACAAGGAGCTGGCGTCAGCCCCAGCATTGTTACTTTGGTGGCTACAGCAATTGCCAATCCCAAAAATGCAATCCAAACTGCCGAAAACCTTGCCATCTCGTATGCCACCAAGGCTGCTGGAGCAGCAATCAATACTGCAATCTCAACTTATCTGGTACCTGGTATCAGTAGCTTGGTATCTAGTACCGGTATTGGAACTGCATTGACTTCAAGTTGGAGTAGCTTTACCAGTTTCCTTAATCCCAACAGTACTGCAAGTCCTTTCTTTAGCAGTACTATACCTTCTATTGTAGACGGATTATAATGATGGCAACTACGCAATATTCAACCGCAACCAACATTACTGGTCCAGTCACAGTGGTGCCAGCACCGGTTACTCAAACTGGCCCCAATGCTCCGTTAAATGTACAAACAGCTGCCAAGCCCAAATACTTTAACAATCTCATGTCGGTGCCATTTAATGTGGCCGCCGAAACCAATGATGCCATAGTGGCATTTTTTGAAGAGTATTGCAACAACAAAATCACTGCGCAAAATCTTGCAGCAACTTTGACCTATTCGGCCAAGGCACAAAATTTAAATCCTTTGCAAATATTGGGACAATTTCAAAGTTTACCCAAAGGTGAATTGAGCAATTATCTTATAGCATTCTTAAACAGTAATCGCGTACCCACCAGTGTGTTGGGAGTGAAAAAAGGTACAAAGACCAGTCCCTACGTTACTAGAACAATACTACTATGAGCAAATACGCCAACGGCGAGTTTCAGATGCTAAACCCCAACAAGTATGTGGGCAAAAAGCGACCACACTATCGCAGCAGTTGGGAGCATGCGGTGATGCGCATGTGCGACAACAATCCCGCAATACTGAACTGGGCCAATGAAGCCATACACATAAACTACCGCAACCCCTTCACTGGCAAGAACACAATTTATGTGCCCGACTTTTTTGTAACTTTTATTGATGCAGCCCAAAGAACTCACGCCGAGTTGTGGGAAATCAAGCCTGCCAAAGAAACCACACTGGAGGCAGCAAGAAGCCAGCGTGACAAAGCCGCCGCCATATTGAATATGGCCAAGTGGCAAGCAGCACGACAATACTGTGCCAATCAAAACATAAAGTTTAGAATTCTTACCGAAAATGATTTGTTCCATCAAGGCCGAGCAAAATAAATAAGGTATGACTAAAAAACTTGAAGAGTTGCTGAATCTAGCATCCAACCCCGACGATCCCACCACCGAAGAAGCGCAACAATTCATTGATGAAAATCTAGCCACCATTGCCGAAGTAGACAGTGCCATCAGCAAAATTGATATTGCTCTGCCCACTGTGCGTGACCTAGACACTGCTGACCAAGAGCTTGATGAACTAGCAGATTTGGCTAGAGACAAAGCAATAGACTTAATGGATTTGGGCATGAACATTGATCCACGTTTTGCTGGGGTAATCATGCAGACTGCCGGCACCATGTTGGGACACGCCATCACTGCCAAAACTGCCAAAATGGACAAGAAATTGCGCATGATTAATCTACAGTTGGCCAAGGCACGTTTGGATCATCAAATTCGAAAAGATGCCAAAAGCGGTGCTTCCGACGCTGTTGAAGAACCAATTGATGGTAAAGGCATAGTACTTGATCGTAATGAACTGTTGAAACAGATCCTGAGCAAGCAGAGCAAATAATTAATCAAGACTAAATATACAATAT